AGGTTAAGCGTAATCCCGTGGGGGTGGTCATGCTCAAGCACGCCAGAGAGGACGCATGGAACAAGCATGTTTACTTGGGTGGCCGCAACTGTGCGCGGCTGACGATCCCGTGTGTGACGGTCGATCAGATTAACGACGCGGGTCTGATCTTGGAGGCGCTTGGCCATGAGCTGAAGCGGATTGCGCGCGAGCCGGGATCGGTGGCGGGCAAGGTGTTTGAAGCGCGCTGGTTGATCACGACGGCGCATTCGGCGCTGAAGGGCGGCGCTGCGGCTTATAAGGGAGCACGGTGAGGAGGACTAGATCTGGTGGGTCTTATGCGATGACCCTTTTGTACAAAAGACAAACGGTAACAAAATCTGCAACACTTGCAACGTCAACGGCTTAACATGAAGAGGAGTGAGGGATGACTAGGTTCCATTCGCATAATCAATATTGTGACACATGGAGCAACAAACACAACATCTTGTGTGACATCAATAGCGCAAGCTCAGATGAAGCTCACAACAAAATCAGTCAAGTCTGTGACTTAATCGGTGTCGCTGTCATTTTTGCGGCAGGGTACTGCGCCCTGTCCTTTGGCGCAATCCTCGACATGATTGTGGCAGGGGGGCAATAAGATGGTCGGCAAACTTACACCAGACACTGAACTGTCATGCTCTCGCTTGCCCGCCGTTATGGGGTACTCGCCTTGGTCAACACCCAACGACGAGCTGGCGAAGACGATCGACGCCATGGCCGGCAAGGTCTCGACCTGGAACGGAAACGAGGCGACTAGGTGGGGCGATCGCATGGAACGCCTCATCCTGGACGAGGCGGCCACCCGCCTGGGCGTCATGCTCGAATGCCCGACCGTGCCGTTCAGCGCGCCAGGGCTGAAGCTCAACGCATCGGTTGATGGGGTAGGGCACCCTCAAGGCGAGCCGTTCGAGATCGTCACCGACACCGAGCGCGGCATCTATGTCCTGGGCGCCGATCGCGTGATCGTCGATGGGCCTGGCATCTTGGAAAGCAAGCTCACCCAAAGCGCGCCAGAGGATGAGCCGGCCGCCTACCGGGGGCCGATCCAGCTCCAGGGCTGCATGATGTGTACCGGCTTCAACTGGGGCGCGGTCTGCGTTCTCTATCGCGGGATCGAGCTGCGGCTGTTTGTGTACCCGCGCCTGCAGCACATCAATGACCAGATCACCGACGCCGTCACCCAGTTCGAGCGACGCAAGCTTGGCCCTGATTGGTATCCGCCGGTCAGCGCCGCCGACGCAGCCAAGACTTGGGCGACCGCCGAGGAAGACGCGCCGCCGGTCAAGCTTGGCATCGATGCGGCTGCCCTGGTCGACGACATCCTCACCGCCAGGCAACTCATCAAGACGTCGGAGGAAACGCTCGACGCCGCCAGCGCGGCGCTGATGGAGATGCTCGGCAATCACACCGAGGCGATCGTCACCGACAGCGACGGGTCGTCCTATCGGGTCCGCTGGCCGATTCGGAAATACAAGGCGCAGCCGGCCAAGACCACGCCGGCCAAGGAGGCCTATCAGATCCGCCTCAAGACCCTCGACATCAAGTCGCTCGCGGAGGGCTGATGTTATTACATCTGCGGGGGTGGTGCTGGTACAATAGCAGCCGCTTAAAGCGATAGGGCCGGGTGATCCCCGGCCCTTTTCTTTTACCAGCGCGAGGGGAAGATGCCCTCGACGCAGATGCAAGGTTGAGGCGCTTCGCCCCAGGGGATGATGCGGCCGGTCGCATCTTTCGGCCGCAGATCAGGCAGCGCGAAATTGCGGATGCCGTCGCCGCCATACATCGTGCCGAGCAAAGCGAAGAGCGCCGTGTTCTGTTGGATCGAGAGTTGGTGGCCGTCACATAGCAGCCAGCCCTTTGGCGCAAAGTTGCCGGCGAACGAGCCGATCGATCCCAAATAGCTTTCCGGTCCCATGCTCACTTCCTTTCGCCCTGGCACCAGGCGTCACGCCTGGCGTTGTTGACTTTGATCTCGGTGATGGTCTGGTCGGTGTCCTTCTTCGACCAGGAGATGTCCTTCCACACGGCGCACGCCGCGAGGTTAGTCTCTTTGGTTGCGGTCATGCTCCCGCAGCCGGTCAGGGCTGACAGGCACAAGATCGCCAGCGCGTATCGCATCGCTTGTCCTCCGTAGTGCGTCGGCGGTGGCAGCCGCCTCGATCTCCGCAACCGCGTCGGCGCGGATCTTCAGGTATGCCCCGCCAATGACGAGGACGACGAGGCCGCCGATTGCCAGGTAGCGACCGAGGGGGGTGAAGAGGAGGCTAAACACCGTGCGCCTCCATGTGCTTCTTGCGCCAGTACCAGATCGCGCAGCCAAGCCCGACGATGACGACCATCATCAGGAACTGCGTGTTGGTGATCAGGCCCGTCACTGTGCCAAACAGGTCGTTTGCTGTTTGTACTTGCTCGACCACCTCTTTGGCTGCGCCGACAGATCCGAGCGCGCCGACAATGACGGCGCTGTTGCCTTGCTTGCTTTCGACGATCGTGCGCTGCGGCGTCGGGGCAGGGGGCGACGCGCCATCGAAATTGTCAGCCCACATTTTCTTAGCAACGGCGAGACAGGTGCGCCGGTCGGCGATCCCGTTCGTGCCGCCGTTGATTTTCTTGGTGACAGCGACGATGTCGTCCTGGTCCGCGCAGGCGTTGATCTTGCGGGCCTTCCAATACTCGCACGCAATGCGCAGTGAGATCTCAGGGTCAGCCGCCTTCTCAGGATCGTTGACCAGGTCGACGCCCAGGATCTCGCCATACTTTTTGTAGTTCGCACGGCCCGTGAGCTGGAAGATCCCGCGACCCGCGTATCGTTTGCCGTCGCCTGGCTCCGTGTTGCCGAGATCTTTGCGCCCCTCGTATCGCTTCTGCGCGTCGGTCGGCCCCCAGATCTCGCGCATGAACCTGAAGCCACCCGTCTCATGTGCGGCCTGCGCCCAGAAATGCGCCTCGCGCAGGGGCGTGTTGATCTCGTACTCGGCCAACACATCCGGCGCTACCTTCGCAAGTTGTTTCAGCAAGTCTTTCTTGGCTCGCGGAGCAAGTGCGCATAGGTCTTCGTATATGTGGGTCGTCATGTCTTGCTCCTAGCTTGCTGTGATGATGGCTATTGCAACGATGATCAAGATGATAAGAGGTATGCCAACGGCAGGAACAGCCCACATCATCAGTCGCACAAACTCTTCGCGCTCCTTCGCTGCTTTCAACGCTGCAGCCTTTTGTCTTTTGCGCACCTCGGTGATTTCTTTGTTCAACTCATCGATGATGCGCAGCCCGTACTGTGCGACCAGCTCGTTCTGCACTTGCTGCTTGAGCGCCTCGACCTGGCGTCGCGCAGTGACAGCCTGCAACGCAATCTCTTCCGCACTACCCTGGACGCCCCACCCACGCGGCGGATCAGCGGCAAGCTTTGCCAGATCCGCCTCAGCGCCCATGATCGCGGACATATCCTTCACCAATGCGTGGACATCTTTGCCAAGCGCGATCGCTTGCTTGATGCCCTCCGTCGCCGCCTTTGCGGTGGCGAGTATGGTGAAGGGGTCGAGCATCAGTGCGGCAGCTTCAACGCAATCGCACCTAGCGTCGCGATGATAAAAGCGGCCGACGCCATGAGGATCTGCTCGATCCGTTTTAACCGCGCGTTGATCGCGTCGTATCTGATTTTGCAGACTTCCTCATGCGAGTTGAGCCGCGCTTCTGTTTCGCTAATCTGTGCCATTGCCGTCGCCATCTTAGTTTCCGCCCTTGATGATGTTCACAAACCTTGAGTTTGGTTCGAGAGCAATCAATTCATGCGCTTGACCTACCTTCCAGTCGATTACGTCGCCTGCTTTAGCTGTCATTTCCCACCCGTCACCATGAGCGCGGAATGAACCACGCGCAACAATGGTGATATGTACTGTTGACTCATCGTGATCGTGCATGGGCAAAACGTCACCAACGGCAACCGCATCGTAAATGGTTCCGTTTAGTTTTCCAAAGGTGACAAGTTTTGCTTGCATCATTAAATCACCACTGGAGTTGGACCAGATGCTTCTGGACCAGTAATGACTTCAACGGGCGGTTCAGGATCAGGTCGAGGAGGTTCTTCCTGAGAAGTCAGGAACCACCCTTGACCATCAAAAACTGCATACTGCCCAGCCGGAATATCCGGCACAGGCACATCTGTCCAAGGCCCAGCAGGATACCCCTGATTAACGGGGATATCTTGGTAGATGCCGTGATAGTACCCGGCGTAGTCGTACTGGTAGATGCGATAGGTGTCAGACACGGCTCACCTCAGGTCTTGATGTATGGGATAGGAGCAGGCGCAAACGTACCAAATGCGCTTGCTCCGGCTGGCAGAAGATTAGGAACTGGGAATTGAGTAGCTGTTGTGTAACCCGTGCCAGTAGTCGTGTAGGTGTTAGTCGTGCTACCTGTTGCAGAGCGACCAACAAAGTTTGACCCAGAAACAGCACCATAATAGCCAAGACGGCCAGAGATGTAGCCCCAATTTACAAGATCAGATGAATACCAATATGCGCCATTGCTATTAGCAATGACATGATACGTCCCATCCGTCGTGTAGGTGTTATAGTTAAAACGAATAGCTTCATATGGATTTGTGCCGCCTGTATTTCCAAGCCCAAGTGTGTTGGTTGTTTGAGACCATGAGCCACTCGCGCCTGTCGTGCTACGCAAGACAATCCCAAGGTTGCAGAACGCATAGAAATACGTTCCAGTCCAGATGATCTTATAAAGGTTGGTAACGCTTGGGAAAGAAGAAGTGATGTTGGAAGTCACATTGCTCCACGTGTTTCCATCTGCTGTGTACCACAACTGCCATGTTGTAAGTGATGGACCATAATGAGCAAGTGCGCTGCTGCTTCCGGCTTGCACGCAATGTGACTCAAAACTAACTGTGTTAGTTGGAGGTGACGAAGCAGCCGTCCATGTTGTTCCGTTTGTGGAGTAGTACCAGTAATATGGATTGGTAAAAGAATCGTCACAGCCATTGTAAAAAGATGTGGCTGTGTGCATAACACCACGGCCCCATGTCTGGTTTCCTGCAATAGCCAATGCAGAACCTGCATTTGTACCAGCCGTAAATGTTCTCTGTGTCCAAGTCGCCAAGTCGGTGCTTGTCTGGTAGTTAACCGTTGAGTTAATTACCGGGTACATTTTTGTTAGCATTACATAAGTAGAAGCAAAGTAGGTAACTACTCCTTCTTTAATGTATGGAGCAGCCGCTGTTTGCAACGTAAATGTAATGCCGTCAGTTGACGTGCGAAGAGCATTTGCAGTTGATGTTAATACTGGTGCGTTTGCTGATCCATTCATAAACACCGTATTATTAACAGATGTTATGTAGTAGCCAACGGTTGCTGTGTTAGCTGCCATTGCCAAACTAGAATTACGCAGCGTCTCACTGGACGGCAGCATTGGAGAGCCAATGACCGTAGAAAGTGCAGAATAAGACGAACGATTGTAAATTGTTCCGTCGCACTTAAGATAACCAGTTGGTGCGGTTGATGAAGGATAATAGATAATGCCGCCCGTCGGCACTCCCGGCGTAGGAGCCTGCGACACCCAGTTAGTGCCATCAGATGTCAGCACGTTTCCAGCGGTGCTAGGTGTTGTTGTGATGGGTGTGCCGCTTTGAGCAGGGAAAGTCAGCGTATAATCACTGGCGGTATTAGGAGCCACCAATGTTATAGAACCGCCACCAGTGGATTTAATTGTGACTGGCATTTAGATCACCGTCCAAGTTGAGCCAGAGGGAACGGTCACTGTGGCACCACTATCGACCGAGATGGGTCCAAAGGTGCCAGCATTCTGACCGGAAGGAATGCTGTAGTTAGTGGTAACGGTTTGGCCGTTCAGATAAAACATCTGATCAGTGCCGCCGCCCGTTGCACCACCGCCAATGCTGCCCCACGCCGTGCCGTTGTAGCCTTCGAAGCTGGTCGTGCTGCTGTTGAATCGCAGATAACCCGTGGCACCTGTGGGTCGCTCACCCGTCGTGCCGACAGGGATAAGGACTGCGTCAGTCGCACTAACGGCAAGAGTAACCGCAGGGGTCGCCGTACCGACACCCACGCGATTGTTCGACGTATCGACCTTAAACACATTGGTGTCTACGGTGACGTCGCCGGTAACCGTCAAGGTGCTAGAAGCGGACAGCGTGGTAAAGGCACCGCTGTCCGGAGTGGATCCGCCAATCGCAGTGTCATTCATCGTGCCGCCGACAATGGCGG